GATTCTCTCTAAGCAACATCTATCAGCTCTATTTTGTACAACTTTTGTTAATGATGATATGTTATATTTATTTTCTATATGCAAAAGAAAATTATGATTTATATATGATTGACAACCAAAACAACCATGCCATTTAGTATCAAGTATAATACTAAACATACTAGAAGCATTGTGTTTTAATTTATTTTCAATGATAAATTTATTTTTTAAATTTTCTATAATTTTTAATGTATTTGATTCATTTTCATTATCCGCATCAAAATACCATAATGGTATTACTCTTGTTCCATTTAATACTTCAAAATTGATTCTTTTGTGAAAAAATACACTATCATGTATTATTACAGCATTTTAAAAAAACTTGTTTTTAATATAATAATAATATGGTAATAGTTCTCCTCGACCCGTAAATTCAGATTGTATTATTTCCACATTAGTATAATCATAATCTGCTTTTAAAAAATTAGTATCACTATTATCATCAATTATAACAATTTTTGTGGTTGGATAAAAAATTCTTAATAATTTTATTGAATGATTCCAATATCTATTAGTATTTTCGGAATTTACATGTCTTGTAATAATAAATCCAAAATTGTTCATAATATATATAAATATAATTGTATTATGAACTTATAACAAAAATCTTTCTAAATTCTTAAATATAACAAGAAATATTATCAATATCTATTACGTCTTTTGGTACTTCACCTTTAAAACTAGAATATGATTTAAATTCAGGTCTCTCTAATTGTGCTTGTGGAGTATGATTATGAACACATCTTGCTATCATTTTATATAGTTTGAAGTCAGGATATCTATCTACTCCATTTCCTTTATATAACATATTTACTCCCTTATCATCCAAACACCATTCAACTATTAAACGTTTAACTGGGTCAGTGCATTTACTTAAATCTTTAATTTCATCAAAATCCTCAACCAAGTAATCAAATATTGAACAAGCAAGACGGCATAGATCAAAACTGTAATTTGGTTCTAATCTAGGTTTTTTCTCATTTAAGTAGGGCTCGGTATTATATTGGGTAGCAGCGTCACCTCCTACTTGAAAACTATCACTACAGAAAAGTTTACCATTAAATTTATATATACTTCTTCCAAAATCAATAATTTTGAATATACGACCAAATGTAGGTACCTTATAGTAGTTCTTTTTATAACAATAATAAATATATTTTTTATCAGTGTTGTTATACATAACATTATTTGTATGTAAATCATTATGTGTAAAGTTAAATGCTTTTTGATATGTAATCAAAATCATAATAATCTGCATCAATGCAGAATACCATTCTTCTTTTGATAAATCATTTGTTAAAATTAAGTCATCAAACGTATTTTCGCAAAATTCCATTCCAATAACTTGAACTGGAAATTTTGGAATTGTAACATCTATTCTCTCTTCATCTTCATCCTCATCCTCATCTTCTTCGTCAACTTCTTCTTCATCTTCTTCGTCATCTTCTTCATCCTTTTCTTGATCTTCATCATTTTCAGGTTTGTCACTATCTAAGTTTTCAATTTCTCCACAATCATCGCATTCCTCATTATCTTCGCCATTATCAGTATATGATGACCTTGAAGAACAAGTTGAATTAGATTTTAATGTAACATGTTGATTAACATCTTTTTGTTCCAAAAGAGTAGTATTTGTTAAATCGATTAAATCACATGGTAAATCAGAAATATTTACAATATTTTCATCAAATACATCTTCAAAAATTTCATTGTCAAAAGATTTAATTGATATTTGAGATTTGGCGCTTGAATTATGTTGAATTGTAATAGGTTTTAGTTTTTGATTTTCATCTTGAAATAAATGATCATAATCATCAATTTTAAATAACACATTTTTATTTTTATTAAAATAATCAGAGTCATTTAAATAATCAATATCATCAAAAACATTTAAAATAAAATTATTTTTAATACCTAAGAATGAACCATAATAATCAACTCCATGAATAAAATCATGTGAATGAATTAAGTTACTAGATAAAAATACAAACATACCATCAACATATGCTGAATTATTTTGATCAATAAATTTTGAATGAGAATCTAATTCAGTTGAATTTATTTTTGGTAAGGCGAATAATTTTTCATCATTTACATTATACTTTCCAATTAAATATTTAAATGGATCTAATAAAGGTGCCATCTTAAAAAAGACATCTTTATCTTTTACTTTGCTATTATTTATATTTTTAAGTCTACAATTAAATAAATGAAAATCATCTTCACCACCATCGTTAACATTTGAAATATACCATTTGTTATTTAAATTAATACTATTATAATTACTATCATTTAAGGTAAAGAATTTATTATAAATAGGTATATAGTTTTGCGCATTAGAGAGAAAAAGAGTTTCAGGTTTCTCTAAACATTTAAAAAGTTCAAGATTTTTCCGTTTTTGATAGTTCACGTTTATCATTCTTTAGCTAATTAATATATAAATTATATGTATTTTTAACTTATTATAAATGCTATTATATTATCTTTTATTGCGTAAAAACCTTTAAAAATTAATTTCTATTTTAAATAATAATGACTTTAGAACTAAAGAAATTTGATATGAAAAGTATTAGCTTTAAACCAAATGAAAACAAGGGTCCTGTTGTAGTTTTAATTGGAAAGAGAGATACTGGTAAATCTTTCTTGGTAAGAGACTTACTTTATTATCAACAAGAAATTCCAATTGGCACTGTTATTTCTGGAACAGAAGAAGGGAACGGTTTTTATGCTAATATGGTACCAAAATTATTCGTCCATAATGAATATAATACTGCTATTATTGAGAATATTTTAAAAAGACAGCGTACTGTATTGAAACAGATTAAAAAAGAAATGGAAATATATAAACGCAGTACTATTGATCCAAGAGCATTTGTAATTTTAGATGATTGTTTATATGATGCTACATGGACTCGCGATAAAATGATGCGATTATTATTTATGAACGGGAGACATTGGAAGGTCATGTTAGTCATCACAATGCAATATCCTTTAGGTATTCCTCCCACACTGAGAACCAACATAGATTATGTTTTTATTTTGAGAGAAAATTATATTGCGAACAGAAAGCGCATTTACGAAAATTATGCTGGTATGTTTCCAACTTTTGAGAGCTTTTGTCAAGTGATGGACCAATGTACTGAAAATTATGAGTGCTTGGTAATTAATAACAACTCTAAATCAAACAAATTACATGACCAAGTGTTTTGGTATAAAGCCGATAGTCACGGTGAGTTTAGATTAGGTTCAAAAGAATTCTGGGAATTATCAAAAGGAATGAAAGATGAAGATGAAGAAGAGCAATATGATCCTACAAAAAACAAGAAAAGAGGAGCTGGACCTAAGATTAGTGTAAAAAAAACAGCTAAATGGTAATCTACTTTTAAAAAAGTATAGCAAAACTACAAGTGCTTTTATAATTCTTGCTTTCAAAGTAAATAATCAAGAATTATAACTTTAAACTTTATTTTTATTTTTGTAGTAACAAGATTTACAACGTATTCTCCAATTTTCATTTTTCATTTTTTTAAAATAGTTATTACAATCTTGACATTTTTCTTTTTTTCTATTATCAGAATAACAATCACTACAAGATGTTTTCCATTTTGTATCTTCTTTTACTTCAAATTCGTCATCACAATACTGACATATTTTTACGATTTTTTTATTAACAAACTTATTATGACAATTACCACATCTTTCGGATGGTTTTAAAATATCTCTCTTACAATCAATACATTTTGTTATTTTTTCATCACAATCAGGACAATATAAATCAGTAACTGTTTTATGTTTGAGAAATTTTGTCTGGCACTCAAGAAATTTACAGTTTTCTAAACACCATTTTTCATCACAAATAGCACACAAACAAAATTCTGTATTACTATTTACATCTATGAATTTACGATTACAATTAACACACTCTTTGTAAGCTTCTTTGATTTCAATATTTAAAGAATTGCGCATTATTTTAAGATTTGTTTTAACTTTACTTGGAATACAAGAAGAACATATTTTGATTTCATTATTTTTATAAATACCATCCTTATCACAAGCCGCACAGTTAGTTATTTTAAAACTACCAGGCTGTTTTTTATTTAATTTATTTAACTCCTTCTCTCGCTTTTTAGATTCTTGTTCTTCTTGTTTTTTTAATTTATCTTCCTCCTTCTTTTGTTTTTTATCTTGTTTTTCCTTTTTATAAAACCCTTCTGGTAGTCCTTCTCTTCTTTCCTTTTCGGTTTCTCTATGTTCGTTAATTTTTTTACATGTAGTTTTAAAGGTCGGGTCGTTCTTACTTATAAGGCCATATCTACTATTACATACACTTCCAAGTTGAATATTCATACCTGAATATTTATTTTTAAATATATGAACATACATAATATCTTCATTACATATACAATTTGCCTCACCAAATCCTTGATATATTGTAAAACCACTTGATTCAAAATCACTTTCTTCTAGCCTATTATTAAACGCTAATTTTAAGTCTGTAAAATTTTTAAATCTTTCTATATACACCTTTGGATAAGATAACAATAACATAAAAGCTAAATTGTCTGTTTGGGTTGGTTTTTTTCCATAAAATCTAATAAAATGTTCTTTCAAATCATCGTGATAAACTTGATAATTTCTGAGTTTACTTAAATAAAATGGACTATTTACGTCTTGTGCCATAACTATTTCTTTGTACACTAATTTTTTTAATTCTTCATCTAAAATAATATTTGTAAATTCGTTTTTACAAATATTATTTTCTGAATAGCATTCTTCCATTTTAGATTGAACACTATTATTTTGCTATTTAATAATTCTTATTTCTAAGTAACAAAATTAATCAATTTTTTTTTTAACAGTCGTCAAATGAAATTGTTACGGGATATTTGATATAACAATAGTTCCTCCAATTTGTATTACCATTATTTAATTCACACCAATCAAAAAGAATCTTCCCATTTGAATTAAATATTGGCAATTTTTCCCATAAATTATATTTAAAATGGAATAATATATTCATTATTCCCATCTCATTTGTTTTACAAAATGTGTATTTATTCATAGCTTCAATCAGCTGACTTTTATCACATAGTTTAAGAATATTTGTATCATAGATCCACATACAATTAAGCATATAATTTGATTTTAAAATTTGTTCACCAAATTCAAACTTTAATGAGTCAATTAGTTCGGGTTTATCATAACTTAATTGACAATTAAATTCTTGGTTGTCATAAAGCTTACCATCTTTTGGAGCTAATATCTTATTTTTATAGTCAATTTCTAACAAATGAATAACATCATCAAATAAACGCAAACCGGCATCGAGATAAACAACTCGTGACCATTTGGAAAAATAATCATCAAATACATGTAGTTTTTCCCATTGTAACAACTTATTTACTTCTCTCTTATCTGTTGTATCAACAAACCCAGATTCTCCTATTTTAAAAAGTAAAATAGATTTATCTATTTGTGGGAATTTTTTTTCAGTAATATTATAAAAATCCTTAAAATTTGTATTCAAATCAAAATTTATTGTAATTAAAACAATGTCTCCATGCCAATTACCTTTAGTTCTTAAATCAATTATAGTTCTTTTAGCTTTATTAAAATAATTTAAATCTGATACTAAAACGAAAATTGTTTCTTGATTTACATTTTCTTCTATAATTGTATCCTTATCTTGTATAGATGCGTAAAACTCATATTGTTCCTTCTTTATAACTTTGTGAAATGTAATAGCATCATTTAACTGAGATTCATTTTCATGTTCAGCTAAGTGAAAAAGATTGTTATTTAATTGAGTAAGTTTATTAGTTTTAGCAATTTCTTGAATCCATAAACCAACGCATAAATCATCACACCACTGTTCTTGTAAATTAATTAATGGATAATAAGCTTCATTTTTCCCAATTTTTCTAACATATTCAGTAATGAGAGCATATAAAGATTTTGAGATTGCGTAACCAGCACCACCTGACATATATAAGCAAAATTGGCTTCTAATATGATCTAACTCCTTACCAATATAATAATTTTCATTTGAATTATATTTTGTCAATAAATTGCGAAGTCTTTTTTCAAAAACAAATGTATCATCATCAATTAATATATACCAATCATAATCAGGAATATTCATATGATAAATAAAATGAATATATTTCCATGTTATATTTTGTGTATCATCCATAGAATACCATCCAAAGTGCCTATTTTCAACATCAGGTTTAGATGTAAGATAGTAAATATCTTCTTTATTTACATTTTTGAGCATGATATCCATTTGGTACTTAACTCGCGTATCTAAATATTTATCACATGTAGAAATAATATAACAAATTTTCATAATGGTTATATTATTTTTTTATTTTTAAGTAATTATTACATTTTTAAATTATTTTTGACTCAAATTTTGCTATATTTTTAAAGTATATTTAATCTACTTGTTCCATTGAATCTTTTTTGGCAAAAGGACCACTAATTAATTGACTTTGTCCATTGTCAGTCTTACCAACAACAATATTTTCTCCTTCGAATAACTCCATACAGATGTCAGCAGTAGAAATATTTTCTTGTTCCTTAAATGCTTGTTCTTGAGTGTTAACATTATTGACTCCGATTAAGTTACCTTGTTCATCAATGGTTTGAGTTAAGGTGTTACCTGATTTCTCAGCATTCTTAATATTCTCATCAATTGCTTTTTGTTTAGATTCCTTAACACGTTGTTCAAAAGCAGTCTTAGCATTAGATTCATTCTTGGTCTTCTCACTCATCAATTGATTAAGTTCTTCTTCCATATACTCAACACGTCCAGTCTTGTAAGCTTCAGGATCCCAAGGCATCCACATACCAATTGGGCCTACATAAACGTCATGGTTAGGATCAATTTCTCGCAACATTTTACATCTCAACTCGGCTTCTTCTTGAGTAGGATAAGAACCACGAATTTTTAACCCTCTAGTATTGGTTTGGAAGTTGTGAGCAACATCAAATTGCTTTTGGAGCTCTTCTTCGTTATTATCAATATATGTTTTGAACTCATCATCCATGCTAGAATTAACAAGTGATTCTCTTTCTTCTTTTACGAAATCCTTAAAATCATTTGATACATCATCGAATGAAATATTGTATTTGAAGGAAACAAAATTTAGGAATTGAACAAACTTTTCCATAGATTTATTGAAGTCCCATTTCTTTAGGAATTCTTCAAAATAGAAGATTTCCTTTTCCTTTAAAATTTTATCTGGAGAACAAAATGATACACAAACAAATTTTTGTCCAGCAATAGGTTTATCTTCCTCTAGCAAGTCAACATATTTAGGATTAACTTTTCCGTTAACCTGTTTTCTTTCAAACCCAGACTTTTTTGAATTCTTTTCTTTAGAATGATTCATTTTAAATAGATTAACTATTTATTTTTAAGTTTTTTAGCGCAATATATATTTTTTTCTTTTTATTTAATATAAATGAACGGACTTATTAACGTTGGTGAACTTGTTAAAAGAATCATTAAGTACCTTGTTGAAGGTTTAATGGTAGCTATTGCTGCTTATGCTATTCCTAAACGTTCTTTGAA